GTGCGTTAACAGGTGATCCAGGAAATAAGGGGTTTCGATTTAAATGGAACCCAAAACATTACGTAATTTGGTTTACGTCACCCTTACGGATTTACACCGTAAGTATATCTCTTCGATTTAAGTGGAGAGAAAAACACTATGCGCTATCGTGCGCACCACGCCTAAGTAGCAGCCGCAGTAGTCCAAGGCAATAAAGCCTCGAACTCTGCCCTGTTCATATAACCATGTCCATTAGAAAGCTCACTCAGCAGAAGCTGAATTTGACTTCTAATAGCAACGGTCGCATCATCAACACGCTGTGTTGCGTTGGCTACTTCGGACGCTGACGGACGCGACTCCTCTTCCGTCTCAATGATCCTATTTTTAGTATCAAAAGACTTCATAAGAGCCTCATAAAGCGGTTTTATCACCGCTGAGTTGACATACACCCGGGACCCTGTTTCTGGGAACCGCTGGGTCGGCGTCACAACCGCACTTAGCAAGTTCGAGAATTGCTGTCTAACAGTGTCTCTCGCTGCTTGCGTTTGGTACGATTGCGACAAAGCCGATACGCACTGATTAAGCATTGATATGGGCTCCGCCCATACCGCTGCGAAATATTGGTACTGATTCGGGTTCGTGATTTTGTAAGACATTTTCTTCTTTAAAATATAACGAATCAGGACCGGCGTACTTCTCCGGTCTATATTTATACTTACTAACCACATCCCTTCCTCCAATTTTCTTTTTCTTTTTCCTGAAATTATCGACCGCTTTAAATGCTGCAACCGAATCGACGAATTCGTCAACTACACCTTCGAAACCTTCGACGTCCGGATCATTTATTGCGACGACCTTTTCTCTCAAACCCTTCATAACAACATTGTTGGTGACCATAGCAACGGACACTACTTCTAGCGCCAATGGTTGCCACCCTGCTTCAATTTTCAAGTCTTGAATACGCACATGAACTTGCCACGGTTTCCTCTTAGCGTCCACAGTGGACACAAAGTAATTTGGGACCAATTTGAATTGAAACCTCTTGCTCTTCGCAGCTGCTCTATACGTACCAATCACACATTCCTTAGAGTTCACTAGACGCTTGTCTATCACACTTATAGTCACACCACCCTTGACGAAGTCTGGCACAAGCCACTCACCTGTAAAAACAGCTCCTAGAATACCCACATACCTATACTTATCTAATGGCACATCGATTAATAGATCTATATCACACAAAGACTCAGACTCTTTAACAGATATAATATCTTTAGTACTAATGGATACAGTCTTTAACCTCGTTAGAGCCTTAGGGAGGATCTCTTCCTTTTTCGTAAGAGAAAGGAAGTCACCAACCTTAGGTTCATACGAAACTATCGACATTATCAAACAGAGAATAAATCTCTAAACAACCTCTTATCTGATAAATATTTAATTATACAACAAAAAGCAAACGATCCGCCAACCGCGGTTTTATGAACCTCGGCAACGGCCTCATCTAACTGAGAAAAATACGCACAATTATTTAAGTTACTTGTTACATCACACAAAGACTCACGTAACTCCTCTAAATGATCAACGTCTCTAATATGTTTACTACCTAACTTAGATATTAGTTTAAGTGGATCGTAATATACAATGGCTCCTCTGTCATGATGAATAACGTAACGACCGCAGAAGTAACCATACTTCTTCCTGAAAAGCTTAGCCTCAAAATTCCACATGAGATTCGCGCCTGCCTGAATGTCAGGCAAGTCCAAACCTTTAGGAATATAAATTAAACTGTCGTCTCCACAAAAGGCAGCTTTAATCACTTTGTCCATGGGAATCATAGAACTCAGACAAGCTGCAATGATGATAGTGTTACCGATAAAAGTTGTCACATCACCACTCTTCCTCTGATACCAGAGGCATGTCTTGATTCCTGCTGTATAGTCCTTCAAAGTCGTTTTTCTGTGACCTTGTTTCCACACTTCAGCTAACCACTCGTCAATTCCCAATTTTTCCCAGATCTTGTACTCTACAGCACAGTGAAACTCGTTCTGTGACTTGTCATACTTTGAAATGTCGAGTTCCAGAATTTCCATTGCTTGGGTTGAGTCTAGGTCAGAGAAGAAATCTTCTATCTGCGCTGGTGTTTTTCTGGTGTAAAACAGAAATTTCGAAGAGTCAACTCTTTCGAGTAGCATCCTCGTAAGTTCTGAAAACATGGGACCAAAAATTGCATTGATCTTTTTTGAGTGATAGACTATTGTTTGCAATGCAGGATATTCATCTTGAATGCTTAAGTCTAACTTTTGCTTCGGTTGGCTCTTGATCATATGCTTATACTCATCCACTGCCGGCAAATCCACAAAGTTAAAGTCCGCTAACTGACCAACTGTAGACGACTCTTGTTTAGAGAGCCATCTAGAAAAACTTTCCCTTGTCATAGCCATCTCATTTGTTCCACTGAATTCCTTGATAACGTACGCATCCCAAAACTTTTCGACCACTAATGATGCAGTATCCTCAATATCAATCGTCCCAGTCAAATCCGGTGCATTCATGTTTCTTTTAATCATCGCAACCAGGTTTTCAAGCAAACCTGCAGTCCTTGGCATCTCTGCAGCAGTTCTGATCTTAGGCTTAAGAAAACTAGGTTGTTCTTTAGGAAGTTGCACAGATTTGGAGAAGTCGATTCTGCAATCTTTGACGTTTAAGGAAATATCCCTCAAATTCATCGTAACAGCATCAAATTCGTTAAGAATAGTACTGTTTCCGGGAAGAAGAGTGTCATAATAAAATTGCATATCTCGCCAATCACCAGACTTGGGTGTCTGAACGAATAAATTCGTTCCCTTGAATACTGCATCGACCTGTAATTGCTATTGGACCCCTGCTTCGACTTTGTACATATCAAGAATGAAATTCGACAATTTCTCCATTTCAGAAATCACATTTACCATTGGATCCAAAACTACGGTGTAATACCTACAACGCGTAGTGTGCCTTGTCAAAGCCACTAAAACATGTGGCGATGCTCTTGATATGATCTCTAACGGAGTCGATGTTAATCGGACAATTGCGGTCTTCTCGTACGTCTCACCTTGTACCTCATGCACTGTGTTCACATCTTTGTAACCCTTCTCCAGTAACTCAAACTTATCGGCTTGTGTAAAGGTTAAAATCTTCCCCTCTAACGGTAAAGTTATTGGGTTAAACGCACCTTTCCCTCTCACTACTTCTGCTTTCACGGATCTCTCAACTGCGCTGGTACACATCACTGCCCCATCGTACTTCTTGTTAAGGAAGAACGTCACATCAGCTGGGCATCTAAGTGTAACTCTTCGGACTTCCGTTTCGTTCGTTACAAGCTTCGCAAAGTGTGCAGGATACGGAAAGTTTGCCACTCTGCAGATGAACGGAATCTGTTGCGTGTCCCCATATACGTACGCTACATCGCATTGAGACAGAAGTAACAAAAAGTTGACGCAACCCGTGTGCAACATTAGACCTTCGTCGATAAACAACCTCTTGAATACCCTCCTAGGAGGATGCATCAAGAATGAGTCTACCGTTCTCACGTTATCCTTGTCGGCTCTAGTAACACCGGCTTGGTTAGCCCTTCGGATGATCATCTTAGAAGCTTCCTTCCCTGGGACTAAAATTAAGTCCTCTGAAAAGTTTACCTTTTCGATAATCTCCTTCGTTTTTCCACAACCTGGAACACCGTCTACTAAAATGACTTTAGCAGTCGGTTCCGGGGGTTCCCCATTCGGGCAGCACGATGTCAACGTCTTAAGTTTTCCCATGTCGGAGTATACCAAAGAATCACTAGATACAGCCACCCTAAACCATGTTTCGTCACAGACCGGCTTTCCGTCATCCCAGTTGAGCAATACAATAACCAACTTGTGGTTGGCATCTTCTGCCACTCCCCATGCATGACTCTTTGCATTAGGCTTAAGTAACCAGCGTCCTCTCCTGACATCCCACACTCCAGATTTCTCCTGCGATTCTGGATCAGCTCCATGAACATCCCTGAGCACCTTACAGAGGTTTGAGACCGTAGCTGAAAGCGAAGCACTTAAGTAATCGACGTAGTTCTTCATCTGTTGAACCTTAATCGATCCCGTGTACACCGCGGACATCATAGCCCCCTTTTTAACTGCATCTACACTCTTGAGATGGAAATCAGCTATGTCCACATCAAACTTGTCGAAACCACCACCTTTAGGACACACTCCACACGCCGGTACAGAACCTTCTACTAGATTTCTTACACACGGGAAAGGTGCATCGTTCTGTAATCTCAACAATTCTGAACTTGTTCCTTCGTCTGCTTTAAGTGATTCTGAAATCTCCTCCTCCGTCGGTTTTTTGAAAGGTAACGTCAACTCGCACTTCATGATTGCTACCACCACCTTGGCCGCTACTTCTGGATCTACGCTCTTCTGTTGACACAAAGTCTTGAAAGCCTCAAGGTCGAAAGAATCGAGATTCTCGAGCACTGACAGCTCGGATAAGGCATTGTAGTACTTCTCAGACTCTTCAAGTGGCTTAGAAAGGTCACACGACTGAAACTCTTCGGCCTTTTTGTACTGTAACACTAATCTGTCGGAGAAGGTACAGTATAGTTCGGGGATCTTTATCTCTAAGGCCTCTTCTGCTACTTTCACAAACCCACCGCGCACAAGTGTTTCTTTGACCGAGGGAATAACCCCCATCAGGGCATCGCAGAGACTTGTCCAAATCAGTTCTTTGGTGGACCTGTCGAATTTTTGGAACTTCTTCAGGATTATTTCATCCTGTACATGACCCAACTTTGTTATAAGGAAAAATGTCATTGCTAATGGACCTAGAATTGCCTTGTCTGTATCCCATTCAGACCTAGCAGTCACACCGTTAATTATGACTCTCGACCTAATTGACTCCACAAAGGACAGAACATTAGCGTAAGTTAAAGCTTTGGCTTGATACGTCTTGATGTGATTGAGGACCGTATAAACGAAGTCCTTGTTCACCATAACCTCTCTTCTAGACATTCTCCCAGTTGTGATTGAAGCGTCAAAAAGAGGGACGATGACCATGTCTCTCACCTTTGGGAACCAAAAGTTTAGCGCTGCGTTATCCTTAAAGATAGTTCTCTCAGCATTCAGCATTGCTAATGTCTTCTTGTACTCCCACGCGTCATCCATAGC